CTCCGCGCGCTGGACGACGGCGACGATCACGCCTTCGTAGTAGTGGCCGGCGCCGCGCGGGCTGTCAGGGAAGTCGAAGGAGCGCACGTAGTCGCCCACGGTGATCGTGGTGTCGGGGCTCGCGTTCTGGCTGTCGTCGGTGGTCGGGTTGGTCATGGTGGTCTCCGGGTTGGGTGGTGTCAGGTTCTACAGGTTGACGTCGACGCCGCGGCGCTGGGCTGCGCGAACGATCCGGCGAAGCCGGCGCTCCTCTGCCGCGGCCATGGCGTCCAGTTCAGGGTTGGGGCGAAGGGTGCCGTCGTCCAGGTAGTCCGCGGTCAGGCGCGACAGCTCGCGGTCATACTCTGCGTGAAGGGCGCGCTCGCCGTCGGTCACGTCGTCGCGGGTCGCCAGCGCGGCCATGCGACGAAGGAAGCCGATCCGGCGCGCGATCCGCTGGGCCGTGGTCCGCTGGGGGGCCGGGGTGGTTGGGGCGCTGGTCAGGGTGGGGGTGGGGCTGGTCGGGTTCACTGTGGCCTCCGTGGACCCTGAAAGTACCCTCACCGGGTACTAATGGTCAAGGGCCTGTCAACCCTGATCAGCCGAAAATGATCAGAGCCCCGTCGATCCTGGGGGGAAGCGGATCGACGGGGCTATGATCGCGGGTGTCGTTCTGGTTGATCAGTCCAGACGGTCGAACAGGTACAGGGCGTCGGCGCAAAGCCGATCCAGGCCGTCCTTCCCGTGGTAGCCCTGGCCCCGTGGCCCGGCGTGGCGTTCGACCACCCGGCGCCAGCCGGGGGGCTGCCCGGCGAGCTGGTACGGCTGGGCCGTGTACGTGCTGATCAGACGTCCGGCTTCGATCACGAGCTGGCGCCGGCCGTCCTGGCTGGTGACGGTGACACGGCCAGGCGAGCAGGCGACACCGTGGCCCTGTTCCTTCGTCGCCAGGATCAGGCGCTCGAACACGCCGGCCAGGTCGTCGTCCGTGTCCTTCGGCTTCACGTCGTCCACCGGGCCGACGTTGCGAGCGTCCAGGGCGTCCAGCACGGACTGACGGGGGCGTGCCTTGTCGGCCTCGAGCTGGCGTAGCTCGCCCACCAGGTCGTCCAGTTCGCCGGCCTTGATCGCCTTGACCAGCTTCGACGCCTTCAGCTTGATCACTTCGCCGGCTGACGGCCAGGCCACTACTCGTCTCCGTCGGTGTCGGCGTCGGCCTCGAAGGGCTCGAACACGTGGCCGATCTCGCTGGCGCGATCCTCGATCGCGTCGACAGCGCCGGCCCGGCCCTTCCCCATGGACTCGCCGGCGTGCAGTTCGTCCAGCTCGTCGTCGTAGGCCCCGGTCGCCAGCGCGTCCTTCAGCTTCCCGATCGACAGCTTCAGGAGCCCGGCCACGTCCACGGCTTCCGTGGGCGCGTCGGCCTTCCCCGGCAGGTTGCCACCCTTCGACACGGTGACACGCCAGTACCGCTCGCTGACCTGGTACTCGGCGCCGGCTTCGTCCGCGGCGTCGATCTGGCGCTTCACTTCGTCCGCGATCACGCCGGCCTTGTCGTCGGTGGCGACGATCTGGCCGTCCACGCGCAGCATGTAGCGGCCGTCACTCGTCGGCCCGTGTTCGATCTGGATCATGGTGTCCCCCTTCCTGGGTGTCGGTGTCGGTGTCGGGATCATAGGCTATCGCGCGGAGCTGGTCAGGGGAAAGATCCGCCAGCTCTGCGATCGGTACACCCGTCACAATGGCCGGTCCGTCGGCCTGGACGACCGTGTTCTGTTGGACGGCCACGGCCGGGCGCCTGGCGTACTCGTCGGGGTGGCGACACTCCAGCAAGCGGAAAGCGGCCTGCCAGCTGCCGTCGCGGATCGCCTGGTTGATCGTCGCCAGGGCTGACGCCTGACAGTCGGCGTCGGCCCTTTCCACGGCGTCGGCTAACTCTCGAAAAACGGAGCGACGGCCGGCCGCCTGGTGGTCCCTGCCCTGGGCCAGCCAGGCGTACAGGGTGGGGGCGCCCACCCCGGCCCTGGCCGCTGCCGCCTGGCGCGTCATACCCAGGCGCAGATCGTCGGCCACCTGGGCGACGATCGCCCGGTTCAGCTTCGACGGCCTGCCAGGTCGACGCCGGGGGGCGTACTTCCGGCCCAGCGCGTGATCGATCCGACGGTCCAGATCCTCGTCGGCCGTGTCGTACCTGGCGGCGTCACGAGCTGCGCGGATCAGCTCCACGCTGGCCCTGGTCGCGCCGGCGTAGTTCTGCGCCAGGAGCGCGGCGCCTGCCGTCTGGTGCAGCCGTTCGACGGCGGACCCTTCGAGCCTGACGACGCTGGTGGCGTCCGTCACCAGCTCGCGGTACTCGTCAGCGATCGCCGCCAGGTCGCCCCGGATCGTCGGGGCCGTGGCCTTCACGTGCTTCCCCGTGTGTGGGCCTTCCCTGATCGTGAAGCCCTGGGCGAACTGTTCCCCGATCTCTGCGTCCGTCGCGCCCCCCAGGATCAGCTGGCGGATCAGTTCCCGCCGTTGGGATCGCTTCAGTCGACGCTGGGCCACGTCAGCCCCCCAGGTGGCCGGCTACCTCGAGCCCGGCTGGTGTCAGCTCCAGGTCGCCGGTGGTGTCGTCCACCTGGGCCAGCTCCAGGGCTGCCAGGGCTTCGACGGTGGCCTTCCTGATCTTCAGCTCGAAGGCGCGCGCCGGCGACACCGTGCCGCGCTCCTGGTCCAGCTGGAGCAGCACGCGGCGCTGGTCACGGTCCAGCCGTTCCGCCAGTCGGTCAGCTGTCACCTGGCGTCCCCCACCTTCGCCGGGTCGAAGCCAGGGACCAGGACCAGGCCCAGGCACACGTCCAGGCAGTGATCCGGGTCGGCCTGGTAGTCGAACCCGTACAGCTCGCCGTACAGCTCCAGGGCTTCGTCGGCGCCGGCCTGTGTCCCCTTCCCCCACAGGCCGTCGACCGCGTACCCGTACAGGCCCAGGCGTCGAAGGTGGGACTGGACGGCCTTGATCCGTTCGTCCTGCCGTTCCGACTGGTCGACCAGGCCCGGCGCGTACTCCGCGGCCCGCTCGAGGAGGTAGTTCTGAAGGTCGCGCCAGGGGAAGGCCGGGCCGGGATCGATCTTCCGGTGGGGGGTGACGTGCTCGTGGCCGACCACGTTTTCGATCAGGATTCTGTGGGCGTACACCCACTGCCACACCTGCCAGCTGATCGCCTCGATCTGTTCGCGGGTGTACGTGGTCCACAGGCTCGCCTGGTAGTCGGGCCGGTGGTCGGGGAAGGCCGCGGCCGGCTGCCTGGTGATCACGGCCCAGGGCTGCCCGTCGCCGCCCACCCACGTCCGATACCAGGTCAGAAACGGGTGGGGCTGGCGCTCCTGGGGATCGTGGGGCTTGTCCCGCTTCAGGTCGAACACGGCGGCCGGCGCGTCGTCGCTGGGGAACGACCCGTCACAGACACCGAAGGACACGATCTCCACGCCATAGGCGGCGTGATTCATATTCGAGCGCCCGGCCCACTGGCCGTACCCGGCGTGGATCGCGCGGTCCGTGTCCGGCACGTGACGGTGAAGGACGCCGTCGCGGTCCAGGGTGAAGTGGACGGACAGGCCGCGGTCCTCGAGCGTGCCCTTGCAGTTTTCCCACGTGTACCCAGCGGAGTAGTGGAGCACGATCGCCCACGGTGGCGACGGCCAGCCGGTGTACCAACGAAGCCGGGGCTGGCCCTGATCGTTGACGTAGTTCTGCGCGATCGGATCGTCGCTGATCCCGTGTGGTGCTGGCATGGTGGCTCCTTCAGAGTGTCGATCGTAGTCTGTCTCGGATCAGCTGCTCCACGGCCTCGATCGTGGTGTCGAAGTAGGCCGCGATCTCCGTCATGGACTGGCCGCCCAGGAAGGCGGCGATCGCGTCGGCCCGGCGCTGTTCTGCTTCGCGGATCAGCCTGTCGTAGTGACGGCGCGCGCTGCCCTTCAGCTGGGACGGGTCCAGCTCGTCGGGTGGTGGTGGCAGCTCGAAGCGGACCACCAGCGATCCCGGCTTCACTTCGATCATGGCGCGAGCACGGCCACGCTGATCGCCCAGGTGGTGAAGGCGAACGCGGCCACGGTGACGGCCAGGGCAGCGCCAGCCCCCAGGGTGGTGATCAGGATCTCGCTGACGGTCACGGGCCGGGTGTCGGTGTCGTTCACGGTGGTCTCCGGTGCTGGTTGCCCTTCGACGGTAGCTGCCTGGGCGCGTGGTGGTCAAGGCGCCTCCGTCATGGGGGACGCCCCACCCAGGACGCGGAAGGCCAGGGATCGGGCGATCTGGACCGTGACCGCGGCCCGGTCCCCAGGGGTGACGGCCGTGGACAGGCGCCGGGGGTGTCGTAGCTCTGCCGGCCAGGCGATCCCGTCGTCCACGTGGAGCACCAGGACGCCCCACTTCCGGGGCAGCCCGTCCAGCTCCAGCTGGCCCAGGCGTTCCTTCAGGTACTCGCTGGATAGGCACCGGCCGGGCTCCAGGCCCAGGGCGTCGACCGTGCCGGCCAGGTAGCAGTGGGTCGCCTGCGCTTCGTACTTCAGGAGCTTCCCGGCGCGCAGATCGCCCAACAGGTCCGATCTGGTGCGCTTGACCTCACACACGGCCAGCCGTGGGGGTGGGGGTCGCTTCCCGCGACGTGTGGCGAGCTGCGCCAGGTGGGCCTGGTGCTGGGGGCTGGTCAGGGCCACCACGTCCAGCACCGATCCCCCCTGGCCGTCGGCCTGGGCGATCTGTTGCTCCAGCGACAGCTGGGACCACTGCACCCGATCAGCGGTCAGCGAGTACCCACCCAGCTCCCAGGCCACCACGTCGGCCCACCTGATCCGGCGTATGAACCAGGCGGCGACGGCCCGGCACAGATCCCGGTGGGTGGGCTCCTGCGTGCTGGCGGGTGTTCCGGTCACGCCTTCGGCTGGTCCTGGGCCTGGCGCCAGCGGGCCTCTGCCTGCCGGTACTGGTCCGGCGTGATCTCCGGATCGTCGTCCACCACCACGGACGCGGACCGCCTGGCGTCCGCGATCACTTCCGTCTGTTCCCCGATCGGGCGTCCGGCGCCCCCGGCCTTCCGTTCGAGCCCTTCGAGCCACGCGACCACTTCGAGCAGCGACCGGGCAGCGTCCCCCACGGTGTCGGCCTGGACCTTGACGTCCATGACGACGCGCCGGCGTGGCATGGGGGTCGGGGTGGGGGTCGGGGTGGTTTTCTGCTTCGCCATGATCAGCTCCCTGTGGGGGTGTTCCCCTTCGTATCTGGTCCGTCGGGATCGGGCTTTCCGGTGGCTGTCCACTCGCGCAGGGGTTGGATCGCTTCCGGATCTCCGATCATCTTCGACGCCACCAGGCCGTCGGCTTCGAGCTGTTCGAGCAGGCGGATCGCCTGACTGGTCGGCAGCTCCACGGCGCAGGCGGCCAGGGTGTCGGTCAGCGGCCCCAGCTTGTCCAGCCAGGCCACCAGCTCGCGGCGTGGTGTGCCGTCGGCCAGGTGAAGCGACCGGGGCCGCGTCGTCACTGCTCCAGCTCCACGCCCAGGTGACGAGCGATCACCGTCACGGCGTCAGCGCACAGGGACAGCTGATCGCGCACGTCCTGAAGCGCCTGGCGCAGCTCGTCGGGTGGCTTCACGACCGGCGTCTGCCCTGGGGGTGGGACAACCGGCGCCGGATCCCTGTCCGGCTTCGCCGCGGGCTTCGAGCTGGCGGCGTCCGACACGCCCGGCGCCAGGTCGGGGTGGTAGTACCTGGTCCCGCGCGCCCGGCCTGTCCTGACGATCCGGCCCTTGTCCGCGATCATGCTCACCACGGGCCGGAAGCGGGACACGTCCAGGCCGTACCACTTCACGATCGCGGCGCCTGCCATGCCGTCGGGTTCGCCGGCGAGCAGCTGGGGAACGTGGCGCTCGAGCAGCCAGGACGATCCGGGCCTGGTCGGGATCGGGCGCCTGGTGTGGTTGTCGACGTAGCCGAACGACGCCAGCTGCTCCAGGGCTTCGTTGACTGGCTGGGGGTTTCCCGCGGACAGCTTCGTCGCCAGGTAGTCCGGCGTCCTGGCGCCCCGGTGCTTCACCAGCTCCAGCATGATCGCCACCTGGAGCGCGCCGGCGTCCGGCCATTCAGTCCCGATCGTCATGGTCGCCCCCGTCGATCACCACCAGGCCGTGATGCCTGGTGCGCTGGGTGTCGTCGGCGTCCTGCTCGTCGGCCAGGATCGCCGCGCAGCTGTGGCACAGATCCTCGTCGTCGCAGGCTGCCAGGCTGGCCCGGTCGCCACAGGTCACGCACCTGGGCCGATCGTCGTCGCCTGCTTCGACCCCCGACGGCGCGCGTGCTGGGCTGTACCTTGCAGGATTGCCGGCCGCCGTCGGGGGGGTGTCGCCCAGCTCGTGACGGTCGACCAGGCGAAGGGGTGGCGCGTCCACGCCGTCGATCGGGCCGGGGTGGTCGAACAGCCCCAGGGCTTCCTGGTATTCGTAGGCCAGGTCGCTGATCTCGTCAGGGTGTTGGGACAGCGCCCACCTGATCCCCTCGCAGAGCCCGATCGCGCGTTCGCTGGCGGCCTCGAGCGTGGCGTGGCCCTGATCGCCCTGGTTGTCGATATGAAGGCCGGCCACTTCGATCGACACGATCCGGAAGGTCACGCCGTCGGGGCCTAGCTCCTCGATCAGCTCCAGCCGATCGCCGCGTCCGGTCACGCCGCCGTGGCTGGTGGTCGTCACTCCAGCGCCCCCGGCCCAGGTTCGATCCCGGCTTCCTTCGCCCAGGCGGTCCAGCGCCGGCGCGTCACGTCGCAGTAATGGGGGGACAGCTCCATTCCGTACCAGGTCCGGCCGGCCTGGGCCGCGGCGATCAGGGTCGGCCCCGACCCGGCAAAGGGATCGTGTACCCGCTCGCACAGGTCGGTCACGGTCAGGATCGTGTGTAGCAGATCGACCGGCTTTTCCGTGGCGTGGAGCCTGTTCCCCGTGCGCTTCGCCTTCAGGAGCAGGCCGGCCGCGTCCACGTCCAGCACGTTCCCCTGGGCCTTCGACGGGTCGAACGGCGATCGGACGTTGATCGCGGCCATGATCAGCTCGTGCTGGTGGCGCCAGCCGACCCCCATGCCCGGCGTCCCCTTGTCCCACACGATCATGTTTCGGACGCCGTACCCGGCCTCCTCCACCACGTCGAACAGGTTGATCCACATACGCCAGTCGGTGAACACGTACACCACCCCGGCCGGCGTCAGGCCCAGGACACGGCGCATCAGGGCTTGATAGCCACGGGTGGACAGGGTGTCCCTGGCGATCATTTCGTCGCCGCGGGTGCCGACTGATCCGGCTGCCTTCCCGCTTTCCTGAAAGCCCCCCGAACAGTACGGCGGATCGGTCAGGCACACGTCCGGCGCCTGGCCGTCGAACAGGCGATCCTGGGTGTCGGCGTCCGTGCTGTCGCCACAGATCAGCCGGTGATCGCCCAGCTGGTACAGCTCGCCGCGCTTCGACGCCGGGGTGTCGGGCAGCTCGCCGGGGCCAGGGTCGGGGACGGTCGACGGGTCCGTGGCTGGCTGCCGGAAGCGTCGAAGGTGTCGGCGCACGTCGGACACGGGGAAGCCGTGGAAGCCGACCCGCTGGCCCGCTTCGCGGCGATCCTCGATCCGCTTCAGCACGCCGCCCAGCACGGCCGATCGGTACTTCCGGCCTTCGGTGGCGTGGTTCAGGGCCAGGGCCAGGGCTTCCTGTTCGTCCCAGGGGCCTGTCCGGAAGCGCACGGGGACCAGGCCGGGCTCTGGACAGCCGTCAGGACACCAGGCCGGGTCGTCGCGTAGCAGCTCGAGCGCGGCCTGGTGCGTCCCGTGACCACCGATCAGCCGACAGCTGGGCCAGTGGGCCACCAGCACGTCCCCCCAGCCGTTCAGCTTCAGGGACTCGCGGATCTCCGCGATCTGTTCCGGTGGGTGTTCGACCGGGTTTTCAGCCCACGGGTGCAGCTTCGTCGCAGGCCACCAGGTCGCAGGGTGATCCGTCGTCGGTGCTTCGTCGGTCATGGTGTGGGCTCCTGATCAGAACGGTACGCCGTCGGGGTAGCTGGGATCGCTGAACGGGCAGGCCGGCAGGTGCCAGCCCCCCGGATCGTCCAGTTCGCCCTGGCAGGGGCAGGCCCAGGCTGGCAGGGCTTCGACCATGGCGCGGACGAACGACAGCCGGGCCACGCCGCCCAGGTGGACCACAGGCGACAGCCGCGAGCTGTGGACGAAGGCGAGCGCAGATCGCACGGCGCGATCGTGCCACGTGCTCCACGGGCGAGCCCGCCGTTTCACGGGGCCGGGGCGTCGTCGCCGGCTTCAGGGGGCAGCACCGGATCGGCTTCGCCTTCCTGAAGGGCGTCGTCGTCGCCCCAGGTGTCCCCGTCGTCGCTGTCGTCGCCGTCGTCGCTGCCGTCGAACAGCGACCCCTGACGCTCGTCGGCTTCCATCGCCCGCTCCTCCACCACGTCGCCGGTGTCGGTGCGAACGTAGCGGATCAGGTTGGCCGTGTGGTTGCCCCACTTTTCGACCACCACGGGCCGGGGCTCCTCTCCGTCAGCGACGGACGTGCGCAGCTTCGAGGCTTCCGCCTTCAGGCCGTCGATCTCGCCCTTCAGCTCTGCCATGACCTCGCGCCGGTTGGCTTCCCGCTCCTCGATCAGCACGCCCAGCTGGGCCAGCTCCTGACCGCGATCGGCCTGCTCCTGCGTGGTCAGCTTGACGGGCAGCTCCTGGGTGTCACTCGCAAACAGCTCGAACGTGCCGTCGGTGTCGTCGCTTCCGACGGTGGTCGGGTCCGTGGTCATGGTGGTCTCCTGGTTGGGAACGTCGCCGGCGAACCCGGCGATCGTGTTGGGTGGCTGGGCGCATGGTAGCCGGTGGCCCAGCACGTGTCCATCCCAGGAAGCGGAACGGCCACCCCTGCGCCCACTACTCGCAGGGGTGGCCGTCGTCGCAGCATGGACAGGGCGCCATAGCGCCGCGGGGCAAACTACCAGATCAGCGTCCGGCACGCCAGCGGCGCCACCTGATCCGGTCCTGCCTGTCACGTTCGCGCTGCTCCACACGGCGCTGGCCGTCGGCGTAGGCCGTGGCCTGCTCGCGCAGCTGGTCGATCCGCTGGGACAGGCGCAGCTCGATCAGGCAGCGGCCGATCCTGGGATCGGCTGGCAGGTTGTACCAGGCCTGGCAGCGCGCGCAGCTGTCGACGTGGGCGGACCAGGCGTCGATCGTCAGTTCCTTCAGCTGGGCGGGTGTCCTCACCTGGCCCCCCCGTCGCCGTCGGTGTCGGTGTCGCTGTCGTCGCCGTCGTCCGGTGGGGGGTCGGGATCGGTCATGGACAGGAAGGCCGCCCACGGGGCGCCTGGGTGGCTGTCTGGTAGCACCAGCCACGCGGCGATCAGGTTCAGGGCCTCGATCAGCCGGGCCGGATCGGTGGTGGGCGTCCTGGCCGTCGACACGTCGAACAGGTCGTCCAGGTCCACGCCGTCGGCCGCTGCCGCGTTCAGGCACAGGGACAGGGCCGTGACCGCGCAGACGTGGGGGGACGGGCGCGAGCTGGCGAGCAGGCGAGCCCACAGGGGCGTCAGGTCCGCGAACGCCGACACGCCGGACTGACACCCGGCCATGCCTTCGAGCCTTTCGATCACTTCCGTCCAGGCGTCGGCCTGGTCGTCGCCGTCGCAGTCGTCGCAGTCGTTGTCCTGGGGGCTGTTTTCGGCTGGTTCTGCGCCTTCGTCCGTTCCTGGTGGGCCATCGCAGTCCCCGTCGTCGTCGCCGTCGCAGTCGTCGTCGCAGTCGTCGTCGCAGTCGTCGTCGCCGGCCTGGAGCGCCGGGCAGCTCGCGGGATCGCCGTCGCAGCTGTCGCAGATCGTCGCGCGAGGGTCCAGGCTGGCGTGGTACTGCTCGCAGGCTTCGATCAGCTCGTCGCCACAGGGGGCGCACACGTCCGGATCGATCTCGCTGACGTACCGGGATCGCTTCCCGTCTGCGTGCCAGGGCTGCACGTAGTAGTCGCCGCCCAACAGCTGCACCACCTGGCGCATGGGCTGGCGGCAGCGTTCGCACGTCAGGCGCAGGCCGTCCACCGTCGGCCCGTCGTCCATGCCCCCGTCGTTGTCGACGTTCGCCTGTGGCGTCCGTGGGGCGTCCTGGGCGTCGTCCTGGGGGTCGGAAGCTGCCAGGCGCTCGTCGGCCGCGTCAGGGGACGACACGGGGGCGTCCTGGTCGGCCGTCGCCGGGGCCTGCTCGAGCTGGTCCTGGTCGTCCTGCTCCTCGACAGGGGGGCGCCACTTCGACAGCCACCGGCGCCACCGGATTTTCTGGCCGGTCGGGGCCTTGTCGTCACGGCCGCGGCTGGGACGGTCCCAGCTGCCACCCTTCGTCTGGTGCTCGTCGGTGAAGTTGGACGCCTTCAGGCTCGATCCGTTTTCCACGTCGGCCAGGGTGTACGTGATCACGGCTTTGTACCCGCGGCGCTTCGCTTCCCGGCAGGCGGCCCCGTACAGCTTCGACGCCGCGTTCCTGCGCTGGCTGCGCGATCCCCAGGTACAGACGCGGGTGATCTCCAGCGTGTAGGGCTCCTGGGCCTGAAGGTGACGGGACACGGGGCGGCCGACGACGGCCACGCCCACCCGCTTCCGACCGTTGTACACGGCGATCCCGTACTTCCACCCCTGGGGCGCCCGGTGGTGTCGGTGGTGCTTCGTCACGTCCGCGAACACGTCCGTCTGCCAGCCACGGACGCCGGGGCCGGGGTTGACGATCTCCAGCTTCCACAGGGCCAGGCTGTCGCCTTCGTCATGGTCAAGGTGGTGTGCCTGCTCGCCTGTACAGCGGTTGTACGTGTCCACGTCGCGCTCGCCGGCGTAGTCGTCCCAGCCGTACAGCTGCACGTGGTCCAGCGCGTCCTGGCAGCACGGCAGCCAGTCGACCATGGTGTCGCCGTCGGGGCTGATCAGGCCGTCCAGCTCGATCTCGGTGTCGCAGTACGGGCAGCGCGGGTCGGCGTCGAACAGGTCCAGCTGGTCGCTGTCGGTGTCGGTGTCGTCGGCCGGGGCGCGCTCGCCGTCGGTGTCGGGATCGTCGTCGCCGTCGTCCTGCTCGAAGGCCTGGGCCAGCTTCGCGGCCTGATCGGTGTACCAGCTGATCAGGTGGGCGGCCCGGTTGTCCACGGTGTTCCGCTCGCCGGCCTTCCTGGCGTCCATGCGCGCGGCGTAGTCCCAGGCCATGCTGTCGATCGACTGGACGCGGCCGGGGTAGCGCGTGACCAGGTGGGGCAGCACGTCGCCCTTGACGCCGAACAGGTGCAGCTGGACGCCGGCCGGGAGCGCCGCGTGCAGGGCGTCCAGAACGGTCAGGAGCCCGTCGGGGCCGTGGAGCTGGCGACGGCAGACGGACCCGACACCGACCAGGGCCGGCAGGCCGTCGCGTCCGTGCTCGCGGAGCTGGGCGGCGATCCCCTGGGCGCAGCGCAGATAGTCGGCAGGCACGCGGCCCTGAAGCACCGGCATCGGGTCCGGCACGTCGGTCACGCCTTCGTCCTGCCAGTAGTCCAGCTCGTCCAGGTGCTCGCCGTAGCTGGCGATCGTCAGGTCGATCCGGTGGTCAACCTGGGCGCGATCCGCGGCGATCTCCTGCTCGCAGCAATAGTCCATCGCGGACCACCAGATCCAGGGGAAGGGCTGGCAGCTGTTGTCGTCGCCGTGGTTGGTCACGACCATTTCCACGTACTCGCTGACGGTCCACCTGTACCCACCCTGGCGCATGGCGACGAAGCCCGCGCTGTCCAGGCAGGCGCCGCGGTTATTCAGCCAGGCGGCGTCACCGATCCGGCAGAACGACCAGGGGCGCTCGCCGTTCGCGTCAGGGCGACGGCGGCGACGGTGCAGGCTGCCGGCGCTGATCAGGATCGGGGCGCCGACGGCCTGGGCGGCGTCGATCAGCTTCCCGCGGGTACTGAAGGGCAGGCCGACCATGATCGCGGGTGCGTCGGCCGGGGTGGTGGTCGGGGTGGTCGGGGTGGCTGCGTTCGTCATGGTGTGGTCTCCGGACACACAATGTACCCTCACCGGGTACTGGACACAAGCCACTGATCAATCTTTCTCGCACCCTTGTCGATCCGCTAGTGGACGGGATCGACGGCCGGCTGATCATGGGAAAACTCACGATCCACGATCAGCATGGCCGGCGCGTGGCGCGTTCCGCGTGTTTCGACCCTGATCACGCGCCAGCTGCCCCACCTTCCGGTGATCTGGTCCGTCACCACGTCGCGCTCCTTCACCAGCAAGTGATCGCCGGCGTGGAAGGGCCGATCGGTCGGGTAGAACGCCACCCGGCGCTGGCCGTCCAGCATGGACTGGTAGTAGCTGCGCCAGGTCGTGATCTGGTGGGTGGTCCCGCTGGTCGGTGGGCTGGGCTCGAGCTGGCGTGTGGTGTCGAAGCGCAGGACGAAGGACAGGCAGACGTAGCCCGGCGCCAGCCACGGGCCGTCGTCGGTGATCCTGTGCGTCACCTGGCAGGCGGCCCAGCGGCCGGTGTACTCGCCGGCTTCCGGGTCGTACTCGCGCAGGATCAGCACGTCGCCCACGGCGAAGCCCCGATCGTCCTGGCGCAGCTCTGCGCGCTTCACCCCGTCGATCACGGCCTGGTAGTACACCGGCCAGGCCTTCAGCTCGTGACGCTTCACGCCGGCCCCTTCCACCCGATCCAGCGGACCGTACAGGGGCCGTCGTGCTGGCGGTCCCACCAGATCACGACATAGGCCGCCATATCGGTCCCGGCGCCGGCGAAGCCCGGCCGCGGGAACAGAAACCACAGCTCCCTGGGGGTGTTGTCGCCGGTCAACAGGTGGACGTAGCTGGTGGCCGTGGCGAAGCCGGCGCGCAGCAACAGGACCACGTGGCGCCCGGTCAGCTCCAGGGCTCGCCTGACGTGGTGGTGGGCCACAGGGAACGCGCTTTTCCGGCCTGGGACGCGGACACCATAGGGGGGATTCCCCACGATCCACGTGGGCCTGGGCCAGTCGTCGGGGTACGGGTCCGCTGTCTGCGCGACCACGTCCTGCCCGGTGTCGGGCCTGGTACAGATCACGGGCTCGCCCAGGAACGACTGGACGCGCCGGTGGTAGCGGGGCGCCGGCGCCGTCATGGCCGGGCAGCGCGGGTCGACGTCCATGGCGTACAGGTCCAGCTTCCGGGGCAGCGCCAGGAAGGCGGACAGGATCGCGCCCCCCCCGGCGTGTCCCTCGAGCACGCTGTCGCCTTCCCTGATCGGAAGGTTCGCCGCGATCGCGTCTGCCACGCGCTGATCTGTGTAGTACGCGCCCAGCTCTGCGTACACGCCGCCCATGCCCTGCCTACTCACAGACCACCCCCCGGCGCAGAGCTGCGCCCAGCTTCGCGGACTGTTCCCACTGGCGGCCCAGCCCGACAGCGCGGAAGGCCTGGGCGTAGTCGTCCCAGGTGCCGATCCGCGTCACCTTGCGCCTGGCGGCAGCTCGCCCGGTGCCACGTTCCCACAGGCGGATCTCCTTCAGTACGCCGTCGGTCCGCTCGCCGTCGTCGCGCAGGAGCACCCACAGCTGACCGTGAACGCTGGCGCGGATCACGGCCAGGAGCGACAGCGACACGCCGATCCCGGCCGCGCGCTGGGCCGGATCGCTGTCGTCGCCCAGGACGCCCCGGTGGATCATGCTGTGGACAACCAGGGGGGCCAGGCCTTCACGAGCTGCCAGCCGGGCGATCAGCTCTGCCCTGTCGGCGTTCAGGTCACGGACCTGGGGATCGGGATCGCCGTAGGGGGCGGCGACGTACACGGGGGCTCTGGTATTCATTCGGTGGTCTCCGGTCGGGGTGGGCTGATCGGTGGGATCAGCTGGGGGTGGGTGGTGATCTGAAGGTGGGCCGTACCGTCACGGCGAGCACGCGACCAGACAGCGGGGCCGGCCGGGGCTTCGCCGGTGGTCAGGGGGGACGCCAGGCGGCGAGCTGCGCCCATGCCGATCAGGATCGCCTCGGCCACGTCCACGGCTGGGCCTTCGTAGTCCCTGGGCTGGTCATGGACTCGCAGGCCGTCGATCCACTTCCGCCAGGGCGAGCCATGGACCTGGTTGTACGCGGCGATCTTGCACTTCTTACGGCCCCTGGGTTTCCGCTTCCACCACCAGGACCGCCACACGTCCGACGGCACGGCCCAGGGGTACGACCAGGTCGGCCGACAGGCCCACAGCTCGAGCGCGCCTGCCAGGTGGCCCAGGCTGTACGCCGTGGCCGCCTGGTTGCCCCTGCCGGCGTACACCTGGGGGGCCTTTTCGATCAGCACGCGGGGCGCCGGGTCGGACGGGTGGGCGTGGACGTGAAGGTCAGCGATCCGTAGCTCCAGATCGCGCAGCACCGGGATCAGGGCTGCCATACGCCAGGCCCGGCCCTTCAGGGCGTGGTGGGCGCAGTAGATCGGGGCGTTCGCCGTACACAGGCAGACGCCCAGGCCGCCCCAGGCGGCGTCGAAGGCTAGGACGATCGGCACAGGGCCTCCTTCCGTTGGGGCCACCTGTGGGCCTCGAACAGCTCGAAGGCCGGCGTCACCAGGCGTAGGACGTGGGACCACACGGGCTCCCAGCGATCGGGCTCGATCTCCTGGTGGCCGTCGAAGGTCAGATCGAGCGCCCAGCGTTCCCGACACCTGGGCGCCTGGCAGCTGCGAACGTGGCCGGCCAGGTGGCCGTTCACGTCCACCTGCGACGTGTTCAGGTGTCCACACGCGGCACAGGTCCACACCAGGACGCCGTCGGCGGTCACGTCCGCGATCATGGCGTCACCCCCAGGTCCGGCGCTTCGTCCCAGGTCCGGCCGTCCAGCTCGCGGCCGGCGTACCGCTTCCCGGCCAGGCCCAGGCAGGCCACGCCGGGGCCGGTGGTGATCGGCAGGGTGTCGGTGTACGTCACGGCGCCCTGGGGGTCGACCAGGCTGTACCGCTTCACTTCGCGGTCCTCGAGCCAGCTGTCGACGCTGCCGGGGCGCCAGGCCCCCCACTGTTTCCACAGGAACGGGACGCCAGCGGCGACGGCCTGATCTCGCAGCCACCGGGACCAGTCGGGGTGTGTCGGCCTGGCGCCGGGGCCGGACTCGCCACCGGCGATCACCCAGCCGATCGTGTCGGGGGTGGCCGGGTACTCGACGGCGCCGTCGCCCACGTCGCGGAAGCGGCGCCCGGTCAGGGCGTCCACGCTGTCGCGGAACACCTGGACGTGCCGGCCGCTGGTGGTCACGTCGGTCAGGTCCACAGGCCCCAACAGGGGCTCGCAGCTGACGAAGCGGACCGGGGCCGGCACCTGGAGCAGCGCCGGGACTCGCCGGTTCGCCTGCTCCTGGTTTTCGACGGTGACACCGGCCCACACGTTCGACGGCCAGGGGAACACGGCGCCGCGGATCTGCGCCCACTCTGCCAGGCGCGCGGCACGCTTCGTCAGCACCAGGAACACGTACTCGGGCCGGGACGCCATGGCACCGAACACCAGCGCCAGGTGTTCGTCCGGCACGTGACGGTGAAACAGATCGGCCATGCTGGTCACGAACACGCGGGTCGGCTTCGCCGGCTTCCGCGCCAGCTGCTCGAAGGCGTGGATCGCGCGGTCACGGCTGACGACCACACGGCCGGTCCAGTCGGTCCCCGTGTCCAGCTCGTGACGGGTGATCCCTTCCGGGTAGATCCCCGACCCGGCCAACCTGTGCGCCATGCGCACGGCGTAGCAGTGGTCGCAGGCCGGGCTGATCTTCGTACAGCCGAAGATCCCAGGGTTCAGGCTGCGCTCCGTCCACTCGATCGCTGTCCGGCCCACTACTCACCCCCACGGGCTCGAACCCAGGCCCCGTCGTCCCAGCGCGGCAGCTCGTCGGCCAACAGCTCCAGGCCCCTGATCCGGTCGACCCGGAAGGTACGGGGGGCGCCGGGACGGTCGGGATCGTCGGTCGGTCGGTTCAGGTCGTCGCCGCCCAACAGGTTCCCGTTCCGTCCACCCACCCAGCGGGCGACCACCTTGCGCACTTCGTCGGCGTGGCCGGGCTTCGCATAGACGAAGCTGATCGTCAGGTTCAGCTGGACGGCGACGGCGATCGCTTCGAGGAAAGCGATCTGCGTGGTGAGCTGCCGGGACACGTACACGGCGTCGGCGCCGTCCTTCCGGCGCGTCCGGTTCAGCTGGTACTGCTTCCCGGCCGGGTCGGACCACCAGGGCAACGGGATCGGGTGGGGATCGTCCAGGTCGGGCAGCTCGCCGGCCGCCTGGGCTTCGCGGTCCTTCACGGTGACGAAGCGGGCCACGCCGCGGCTGGGGCCTTCGGCCTGCCAGGCGATCGCCACTACGAAGGGATCGGGCGCCTGCTCCTGGTTGGGCTTCCTGTCGGGCTGGACGAAGTACAGCGGGATCAGCGTGGCGACCTGGTTCAGATCGCCCAGCTTGATCAGGGCGTCCAGCTCCAGACGGGCTCGAGCGAACGCGATCAGCTGATCGGTGGTCAGGTGGTGGTCTCCGGTCATGGTGTCCCCCATGTTTGGTACTCGTGGCTGGTCACGTCACGGAACGCTGTCGCCTGTGGCGTGAAGTGAAGCAGGCCGCGGCCGGTGGCCCCGTTCCGCTGTTTCTGGATCTCGATCTCATAGTGGTTGATCCACTCGTCGCGCTGGTTTTCGGGTAGCGTTTTGGCGTGGTAGTACCCGGCCAGGACGGTGTCGGCGTCCTGCTCGATCGCGCCGGACTCGCGCAGGTGGTGAAGCTGGGGCCGCTTGTCCGTGTTCCCCAGGGCGACCCGGTTGGGCTGGCAGAGCACCAGGATCGGCACGTCCAGCCGGACCGCCAGATCCTTGACCTCGCGCGACATCTCTGTCACGGCGTCGATCCTCGACATACGGCGCGAGCTGGGCGCCATGCGCTGAAGGTAGTCGACCACCACCAGGCGCAGGCCAGGCCAGCCCAGGTCGCGGACCTGGCGATCGGTGGTCGTCACCCAGGCGACGAGCTGGTGGATCGTCATGCCGGACCTGTGGTTGATCCACAGTGGGGCGCCGGCCAGGCGACGGACGCCGGCCGCCCAGGTTTCCCGCTCCTGGTCGTCCAGCCAGCCCATGCGCTGTCTGAAGCCGTCGATCCCGGTCCACCGACTGATCATGCGCCGGGCGAGCAGCTTCCGGCGCATTTCAGCGGACCAGAACGCGACGGGGCCGGGATCTTCCCCGACGACGTTGTTCTCTGCGATGTTCAGGGCGAGCGCGGTTTTCCCGTGGCTGGTGTGCGCCTGGAGCACCACCAGGTCGCCGCGGAAGATCGCCACCTTCCGATCGATCGCCTGGAGCCCTGTTTTCACCACGTCGGCCCCACCCTGCCCTGTGTCGTCGGCCCGCTCGAGCCTGTCATGCTCCTCTGCGTCCAGCTCGCGCAGGGCGTCGTCCAGCGTCCCCTGGTCCCGGTCCCTGTGGTTGCGGGCCAGCCCCGACAGGTCTGCCAGGGCTTCGTTCACGGCGCCGTCGGCGTCGTCTGCCAGGTCGTACACCCGCTCCGTGGTCGCGTGGAGCTGGCCGATCGCTCGCCGGCGCCGGGCCGTGTTGGCGATCAGGTCCGCGTAGTGGGACCAGTTCGCCGTGCTCGCCGCGTGTTCTGGTAGTTCGAGCAGGTACACCAGGCCGCCCACCTGGTCGTAGGACACGCCAGCGGCCTGTAGATCGGTGGGAAGCGTCACCAGGTCGACAGGCGACCCGGCCAGGTGCTGACGCACCAGGAAGCTGAACAGGTTCCGGTGGTCGTCCCGAAAGAAGTCGTCGGGCTTGACGTGTTCCCGTATTTCGGGGATCAGGGCTGGCCGCTGAAGGCAGCACGCGAGCAGCGATCGCTCTGCTTCGATCACTGACGGCATGGGCCGCGTGTCGTTCATTCGGTGGTCTCCGGTTGGGATCGGGCTTCGACGTAAGCATTGACGAACGGCCAGCGCAACCTGGCGACGGCGCGTTCGTTCCCGGCGAGCGCCTGGACGCCGCCCACGGCCTTCAGGGCGAACTGGATCGCCCGTTCCTTCCCAGCGTCGTCGGGGCGCAGGACGCGCGGCAGGTTCTGACCACGGGCCGCGATCTGGTTCAGCAACCAGCCCCAGGCCCGGTCGGCTTCGTCCCGGTAGCCGTTGACGCCGGCGCCGGCCGTGGGCTGCTCCTCGAGCTGCCTGACTGGTCGGCCTTCGTCGCGCCAGGCTTCCGTGGTCTGCCACCTGGCGCCCATGCCGTCCGGCTTAAACAGCGTCCCCAGGCCCAGGAACACCCGGTCCCGGTCGTTCGTCCCCTGCCAGTGGGCGCAGGCCGGGGCCTGGTGGAAGCAGGCGATCAGGTCACGGGCGTCGGTGATCGCGTGCTCCAGGTCGTCGGGGAAGCGATCCCCGGCCTTCCTGTACCCCTTCGCCCTGGCCTGGAGCGCCCGGCGCAGCTTCCCCAGGTCGTCGGCGTCGGCCACCCTGGACGTGTGCCACAGGCGCCCCTGGTCCTTCCCAGCTGGAGCTGGCCGGCGCTGGGCTCGCCAGAACGCCCACAGCTCGTCAAGGGCTTCAGCTTCACGTGCTCGCCGCCTGGCCTGTGTCCCGTCAGCGGGACCAGGTGGATCTGGATCTCCAGAGACAGAGACAGAGACAGGATCTTGATCGCGCGTGTGGCCCTGGCCGTGCCCTTCCTGTGCCCCTGGTGTGCCCTTTTCGTCCTGTTCCCCAGGTTCGCCCGTTTCGGGGTGTGCCCCTGGTGTGCCCTGGGTGTGCCCCTGGTGTGCCCTTTGCTCCTCGAACCAGCGACGGACGCGCAGCCGGGCGACCTTGTGTGTGACGCCCCACCGTTTCGCCAGGGCGCGCGCTCCTGGCTGCTTCCGCGGCCTGGTCGGGTGGTGGGACTGATCAGCCCACCACGCCAGATCAAGCCTGATCAGTTCGTCGTCCCAGGGCTCGCCCTGGCTGATCAGCCGTTCGACCACCAGTTCCCAGGCGTCCGTGAAGGCCGCCAGGATGCAACGGGCTCGAGGGTTCGAGCCTGCCACGATCAGACCGTCAGCCCAGCGGGACGCCAGGCCCCAGGGTGACGCGCCAGGAAGGCCTGGACGTGTTCGACCACCTGGGCGCGCGTCCAGCGCCACCGGGTCGCCAGCTTGTCGATCGTCACCTTCACGCGATCGTGCCGGTACACTTCGAGATCCGTCCATGCCAGGGATCGGCTGAAGGTGTCGCGGCGCATCCACGCCGCCGTCGTTTCACGGTCTGCCGCGTCCAGTCGTTCAGGTGTCATTGTGGGGGTGACTCCCATGGGGAAAGATCCCCCCGGCGCGCGTCCTGCAAACAGGCGCCAGGGGGACGACGGCCGGATCGTCCGGCTGTCTGTGGGTGGGGACCGGCCGTGCAGGTTGGCCGGTTCGAGCGAGGTAGGCATACGGGGCGCGAACTGTCAACAGTGGTCCCCGTGGAAAGCCTGTGGTATGCCGTGTGAAGCCGTCCCAGGATTGGTCTCCGGGGGCCGGCCGAACGGGGCGCCCAACCTGCCACCGTTTCGCACGGCGAAGGGAAGGGCGAACCGGGACGCGGTTGGGCGTCCGGCAGCTGCCACCTGTGGCGGCTGTTTTCGGTTGGGGGGCCTTCACCCTTCCACCGTGGCCTGACCGTCAGCCACGCGGATCAAGGTGTCGGCCTGTTGCCACACGGTCGGCCGGTGGCTGATTAGGTACACCCGATCGTAACCACCCAGGTCCATCGCCCGGCGCAGCATGGCCGGGTATGCCTGGGCCAGATCGGGCTCCAACGGGCCGTCGCACTCGTCGCGCCACAGGGTCCGGATCGGGACCGACGAGCGCCGGGCATTGAAGATCGCCAGCGCCAGCTTCAGGGCTTCGCTGATCAGGGTGCGCTCACCCACGGAGTACCGGGTGGCGTCACGAGCTGCCCCACCCCGTCGGCCGTCGGTGATCTGAAGGTCGAACACTTCGCGCTGCTTCCGGCCGCCCCCGGCTTCCTGCACCGTGCGCAGGGCGCAGCTGAAGCGCCGGCCGAAACAGGCGGCGAGCAGCTCGTTCAGCGTGTCCGACACTTCCGGCCCGGCCGCGTCGATCTCCAGCGCCTGTATGCCGTCCCGGCCCAGGGCGCGCTCGAGTAACACCCAGCCGTGCCGGCGAAGGTCCAGGGCTTCACGCCTGGCCGTCAGCGCGTCCTGTCGGGCCTGCACGTCGCCTAGTTCGTCCAGGCGGCCGTTGACGTGCGCCAGGTCGTCGCGCGCCTGACGGGCCGCTTCCTGGGCCTGACGCAGCTTGTCCGCGGCCGTGTCCAGGGCTGCCTGGGCTGCGACCACCTGGGCCTGGGCCTTCCGCGACACGTCGGACGACGGGACCACCAGCGCGGCCAGGTCGGTGTCGACCTGTTCGATCTGGCCTTCGGCGTCCGTGATCTGCGTGTCGATCTGTGGTCCTTCGGCTTCCGCGCGTTCGAGCTGGACCAGATCCCGGTCGGCGCCGGCGAGCTGTCGGCCCAGGTCGTCCAGCGTCCCCAGGGATCGGCGCAGGGTGTCGACGGCGCCGGCTGCCTGTTCGCGCTGGGCGTCCAGCTTGTCCCAGGCTGCCCTGGTTTTCGTCAGGTCGTCGTCCAGCTTGTCCAGGGCTTCCTGGTTGTCGCCGGCCGCGGCGATCTGGCGCTCCAGGTCGGTGATCCGGCCAGGCACCCAGGTCAGCTCCCGGCCCTTCGAGCGTGCAGCCTGGAGCCTGGCGGCCCTGTCCTCGAAGGTGGACAGCGCGGCCGTGACGCGCTCCAGCTCTGCGTCGGCTTCCTGCTTCGCCTGCCTGGCTGTCGTCAGCACCAGGTCCAGCCGGTCCAGATCGCCGGCCGCTGCCTGGGCGTCCGTCAGGAACTCGCACCCGGAACAGTCGGCCGTGATCGCGTCTGAAAGCAGGAGCACGCGACCACCACACGGCACGTCGCCCAGCTTCGCCGCCTGGGCCTGGGCCTGCTCCAGTTCGCGCCGGCTGTCGCGCACGGTTCGATCCGCGGCTTCAGCTGACGCCCTGGCCGTGTCCTGCTCCAGCATGGCCTGGCGCAGATCGTCGTCAGCGCCGTCCAGCTCGCCGGCGTCCTGCTTCGCCTGGTTCAGCTCCTCGAGCTGGGCCTTCACCTGGTCCAGCTGGTCGGGCAGCTCTGCCGCCCCGGCGATCAGGCCTCGAAGGCGCCGGCGCTCCTGCTCGATCCTGGTCAGCTGGTCCTGGGCGGCGTCGGCCCTGGAGCTGGCGCCGTCGGCTGCGCCTTCAGCTGCCGCCAGGTCGGTCCTGACCTGGTGGCGCTGGTCGGTGTTCTGTGCCAGGTCGTCGGCCCGCTTCCGGATCTGGTCTGCGTTCGCCGTCATGCCGTCGATCACCCGGCGCCGTTCGCGCAGCCGGTCCAGCTTCGCCTGGGCGTCACGCCGGCGCTGGTCCAGGGTGGCCTTCGACGCCTGGGCCTGGTCGTAGGCTTCGCGCAGGGTGTCGGCCTGGGCCTGGGCGTCGGCCTTCGACTGGACGGCCGCGGCCTGCTCCTGCTCTGCCGTCACGAGCTGGGGCGCGATCCGGTCCACGGACGCCTGGCGCTGTTCGCGCTGGGCGAGCAGGCCGGTCCGCGTGATCGCCTGTTCCTTCAGCTGCTCGCCTTCCCGGTCCAGCTCCACGGCCGCGCTGTCGCAGGCCTTCCTGTGGTCGCGTGCTCGCAGGGCCAGCTGTTGCATGGCCCCCAGGCCCAACAGCTGCGCGAACAGATCCCGGCGCTGTACGCGGTCCAGGTCGAACCAGTTCCCCGATCCCGTCTGGACGCTGAAGGCTGCCGCGTAGAACAGCTCCCTGGACGGGTACAGCTGGGCCACCTGGTCCCGGTAGTCGGCCAGGCGCCCCGGCGTGTCCATGGGCTCGCCGTCGCAGTACAGGAAGGCCTCGGCCTTCCCACGGCCACCACCGGCCAGGGGGTCGACCTGGACGACGTGCCGATACTCGTGGCCGGCCCACTCCAGGGTGACGTCGACCACCCCGTCGCGCACTTCCCGGCTGAAGGCGTCGGCCAGCTTCCCAGGGTAGGAAGGCAGCTCGAGAAACAGGGGAAGGGGCGCCATACACTCGATCAGGGTGGTCTTGCCTTCCCCGTTGCCACCGACGACGGCGACGATCCCCGGTGGCACGTCGGCCAGGTCCAGGGTCAGGGGTTGGGCGTAGCGGGTCGGACCCTTCAGGGTCAGGGACAGGGGGCGCATGGTGGTCTCCGGTTGGGGGCTCCAGCCTAACGTCAGTCCGTCGGGGCTGTCACCAGGTCGGGGTGGGCGGAACAGTCGAAGGCCTGATCGATCGGGGGCTCCTGCTCCTCGAGCTGGATCTGCGCCCCGTACACGGTGCCGTGGATCGAGCTGGCGTCGTCCAGGGCGTCCAGCTCGCGCCGGCGACGGTCCAGCGGCGACAGCCCGATCGGCTCGAAGGTGAAGGCACCGACGACGGCGCCGACCGCGGCGTTCAGGGCTGGCTGGCTTCCCCAGCGGAGCAGCGCGGTCCGCGGGTCGGGCTCCTGCTCGCGCATGATCGCCACCAGCCGATCCCAGGCCTGGTCGATCGTCTGCGTCCCGTCGGACACGCCGATCGGGTACGCGGCGCAGCCGTCGCGCTTCGCAGCTTCGCAGGGCTTCGAGCCTAGCGGGTGGTGACAGTCGTTACAGGGCAGAATCGGTCGCATGGTGGTCTCCGGTCGGGTTGATCTCGCTGTCGTCCAGCGTCTGAAGGTCGGTCAGGCAGGACAGGGCCGCGGCCCGCTCCTGGTCGGTCAGCTCCGTCGCAGTCGTCGTCCAGTACGCCGCCAGCTTGTCGGGCAGCGTGTCGGCCTGGGCGACGGCCGGGGCTCGAACACGGAGCACGGGTTCGATCACCCGTTCCATGTCGACCCGGTGGGCGCCCAGCGCGCGGACCCGTTCGATCTCCTGATCCCACGGGCAGCTGGCGGCCCACTGTTGCGGGACGGTCAGGCGCATACGAACGTCGGCGCCCACCACGCCAGGGGTCAGGGTGTCGGGGCTGTCGATCGCTGCCGGCCCCTGTGTCCACCGGGGGCCGTCCTCTCCGTCCGGCTGCGCCCAGCGGTAATCCAGGGTCACGCGGCGCCGGCAGCCCGTGTCGAAGGCCAGGACGCGCGTGTCAGGACGGCGATCGCCGCAATACTGCACGCCGTCCACTTCCGGCAGGCTGCCGTCGGCGTTGATCGGTGGCACGTCGCGCCAGTCCCCCACGTCGACCAGGTGCCACACCTTCGCCGGTTCTGTTTCGGCGTAGTCGTTCCGCCAGGGCGATCCGGAGTACCAGCACCGGGGCGCCACTTCCTGTCGCCGGTGGATATGGCCCAGGGCGCCATAGTCGACGCCCAGGCCGTCCAGCTGGTCGCGCGACAGCTCGATCTCCTGGCCGGCCAGTACCTCACCACCGGCCGTCCGCGATCCGCTGATCTGGACGTGGCCGGCGAACACGTGGCACAGGTCGGGGTGGCGTGCTCGAGCCCGCTTGATCTTCGAGCCCCACAGCTGGCAGAGCATGGACAGGCGTTCCTGTACGGCGCGCTGGGCGGCCTGGACGCCTGGGGCCGGCTGCCCTGCGAGGAGCCACCGTTTCACCGGGTACGCCAGCCAGTACAGCCCCAGGGGGCCGGACGGCGTGGCGATCACGTCCGACCCGGCACCGGCGCAGACACGGACCGGCCACTGGCCGTCCAGGTGTGCCAGGCCGTCCAGGTCGGGGCTCTGATCGTGGTTGCCGTACACCACCACCACCGGCGCGATCTGCGCGAGCTGGACCACGGCCGGGAACAGGACGGCCCGCTCCTGGGGGGTGGTCCGGTGGGGGACGGTCCGGCCGGACAGGTCGCCAGCCAGGATCACCAGGTCAGGGCGAGCTGCCACCACGTCGTCAACGACGCGGGTCAGCGTGTCGGCCTGGTCCTGAAGCCGGGGGCCTTCCGTCACGTGTAGATCGGCCAGGTGTGCGATACGGGCCACGGCTACCTCCGGGGGCGTGTCTGGTGGTCCCGGCACAGTACCGTCCCGAACATGCGCGTCGAGTAGTCCGCCACGGCGTCGGATACCTCCACACCACAGTCGTCGCAGGTTGGCCCCAGGGGTGGGGGCGGCTGCACGTCGCGGGGCGCCCGGCGATCGTCACGGGGCGGCCGGCGCTGGCGGCCCTGGTCGAACCGCGGGTCGTCGGACGGGTTGGGGGGCAGCCTGTCGCCGTGGCCGTTGCCACGCGCCGGGGGGGCGCCCTGGGCTTCGTAGCTGTCCACCTGGTCGTCGGTCAGCTGGTGATCGGCGTCGATCACCTGGTCGGGATCGGCGTAGGCCGGCCCGGCCCCACTGAAGCCGGACCCGAACAGCTGATCGACCAGGCCCAGCTCCTTCGCTGCGACCATGCGCCGGATCTCCGGATCGTCCTGGTCAGGCACCCAGGTCAGCACCGGGAAAACGAAGGGGCGCCGGGCTTCCTGGGGGGTATAGGCACCCTTCAGGCCCAGGGCTGCGCGGATCGCCCGGTTCGCTGCTTTGGACTCGCAGAGCTGGGGGCCGTGGGCGCGCGCGTTCGCCAGGCCGCGGCCGGCCTTCCCGGCTTCCGGCGAACCGTCGGCCAGGTCGAGCACCTTCGAGCGCACGATCCGGCGCGTCTGCCCGTCGAACCCCTTCAGCTGGACCGTGTGGGTACACTTCCACTGGTAGGGGCCGATCACTTCGATCTTGCTGTCGACGGTGGAGATCCCGGCCGCCTGCGCCAGCTTGTCCAGCGCGGAACGGTGGAGCGCCAGCTTCCCGCCGTCGACCCGATACCAGGTGCCGTTACTTTTCCCGTCCCACTGGCCGTCGGCGTCGAACAGGACGACGCGGAAGCCGACGACGTGATCGGGTGGCAGGTAGTCCAGGGTCGTCATGGGGGCGAGCACGTTTGCCTGGTGCTGGACGTGGGACAGCGCGTCCTGAACCAGCGCCAGGTCGGTGACGGGTCGGGCTGGTAGCCCCAGGGTGGTCGGGTCGACCCTGACGGGCAGGGCTCGATCGTCGCCGTTTCGGTGGTGTGTCATGGTGTGGTCTCCGGGTTGGGTGTCGTTCTGTCAGGTGGTGGTGTGGATCGCAAGGGGGGCCAGCGCCAGGATCGGGCTGCCCTGCACGTGTTCGACGTGGATCAGCCCCTGGGCGCGCAGACGCCACAGGCTGATCGTGGCTTCGTCGCCGGTCAGGTGTTCCGGCAGCTCGTCGGGATCGAGCCCGGCGACCAGGTTGCCGGTGGGGCTGAAGCGTTCGCCGTCCTTCACGGCGAGCAGGATCAGCTGATCCTGGCCCTGAAGGACGGGCTCGAGGAGATCCCGGTGGTCCAGCTTCAGGTGGGCCGTGATCTGGTCCAGGTCCGCGCACGTCAGCGGCCTGGCTTCGCCGTGGGACGGGTTCAGCTTCCGCGACAGGAACAGCCGGCCGCGGCCCAGGGCTTCCGACAGCCGCGTGACCGACAGGCCCGCGGCCTGGATCTGCGCGATCAGGCGAGCGCGCAGGATCGATCCGGTGGTGGGTGGTGCCGCGCAGATCGCGCGGTACAGGTTCAGGAAGTGGCGATCGTTGGTTGCCATGGTGGTCTCCGGGGGGCCGCCCAGGACGATACCCTGGGCGGGTTCAGGCGTCCAGCGCAGAACCCAGGACGGGTCCGACGCCGGACACGTTTTGGCTGTCAGCTGGTGATCGACAGGTTGATCTTGACGCCCATGCGACGGAACGCCGGCAGCGCAGCGGCTACCGCGTTCAGCGCGTCCTGGGCGGCCTTCACGTCGGCCCGCTCCTGGTCGTCCACGCGAACCCAGGCGGCCATGCTCACCTGGTCGGGGCCGGCGCCGTGGTCGACGCCGACGGCGTACTGCTCGCGGCTGGTGGGCTGCTCCAGGGCCGGGGGCGCGTCGGCCGGGGTGTCGTCGGCCAGGCGGTCCAGTTCGTCCTGGTTGGCCGTGCCGGTCCAGTCGTTAGGCTCCAGGTCCGCCAGGCGTTCCACGGTGGCCGTGTACAGCTGGTGGATCGTGTCGACCGTGAAGCGGCGATCGTCGTCGGCCTGGTGCAGCTCTGCGACCAGGCTGGCCTTCAGCCAGTCCAGGCAGACCACCGACGAGCTGTCGGCCACCAGCTCCAGGCCACGGGCCACGCTGACGGCGAACACCTGATCGGCCCAGGTCCGGCAGACCACGTCGGGGCGGCCGTCCGGCTTGCACTCGACACAGGCCGGATCGGACAGGTTGCCGGACAGGGCCACGGTGTCGGGACAGTACGCCAGCGCCACCTGGTCGGGGCTGCCGGTCGGATCAGCGGCCGTCGTCGCCGGAACGGGGGCGTCCTGCTCGCCGGGGGTGGTCGGTGGTGTCGTCGGGTCCGTGGACTCGCCGGCGTCCTGTGCGCCGTCCTGGGGCGCCGTGTCGTCGCCGTCACGAGCTGCCAGCCGGGCCTGGGCGTCGAAGCCCCCCGGCATGGCCGGCACCTGGTGGTCGTTCTGGTCGCCCAGGTTGGGGGTGGCGTCCTGGGCGCCCTTCACCTTCGGCGCCTTCCCGCGCTTCACCTTCGCCTGGCCCAGCGGCGTGATCGGGCGCTGGGGCGGCTGCTCGAGCCCGGCTTCCTGGTGGTCGTCGCTGTCGGGGTACGGGTCGGCCATGACGGGCCGGTAGCCGTTGTCCGTGTGGACCACCCAGGCGCCGGCCAGGCGATAGCTGATCCCCTTGTCGTCGCCTTCGTCGCCGTCGTAGTAGCCCCGGTCGTCGCGCAGGAAGGTCGCGCGCCGGGCCGTGCCGGCTTCGTCCCAGCGGGCGATCACCAGCTCGTCGGTGACGGTGACGACGCGGCCGTCCCAGGTGTCGGCGTTCACGCCGTCGCTGGTCCGGTGGACCTGGACCAGCTGCCCCACCTGGTAGGACGTGCCGGCGCAGTGGATCGACAGGGTGGCCTTGATCCCGTCGTCGGTGTCGGTGTCGGTGTCGGTGTCGGTGTCGGTGTCGGTGTCGGTGTCGGTGTCGGACGCCGGTGCCGTGGTGGGCTCG